GCCTCTGCAGCTTTTCTTTCTATATTTCGTTCTGTAGATATTTTTTCCAATGTTTGCTCATCTTTTGGAGCATGAATTGTTTCATGTTCATTGTCCACTGTAATTGCCATATCTTTATCTGAAAAGGATAAATTTTTCTTTTTATCGTCTGTTTCTTTGTCTTTGTCTGTTTCTTTCTCTTTGTCTTTGTCTTTCTCTTTTTCTTTTGTTTTTTCTTCTTTCAATAGATCTGTGGTTTCATCTAAATAGGCACGTAATAATTTATCTACAGGAATACTATCTCTAACAGCATTCATAATAGATTCATTAATACATTTATTAATTTGATTTCTATGTTGTTGAAATACTAATGGTTGTACATCTTTATTGAATAAATAAATATTTGAGTACATTTCGCGTGCAACTTGAATATACACATTATGTATAAATTTGTTTAATTTTGGTATGTCAATTTCAACCTTTTTCTGCATTTTACTGGTGCGGACTGTAGACAGAATTTTCAAATGAGTAATATGTACACAAGTTAACAAATCTTCTAAATAAGTACATTTACTTTTTTCAATAATTCTAGATACCTCAGTAGAAACAATTTCATCATTCCATTTGGGAACTCTAGATAAAAAGTTTTGAAATGTCATTAAATACTTCTCTTGTTCTTCATTTTGAGTGCACAAATTATCTGCTTCTTTGAACATAGTCATAATTCCTTCATAAATAGGAGGATTTATGAGACGAACTAATCGGACAGCCCATTCATGTTGCGACTCGCTAAGATTAACTACATTTGTATCGTTCATGGATTATATAAATAATTTAACTGATATTTCTGTACGAAATACATAAAGATACAATAAAACATAAAGTAACAAAACTTCATTTCTAAATTCGCTTTTTATTTTGGAATAATACATCAACCATTTATATTTATTCGTTGTGCATTCATGATTTACATAATTCTCTAAATCAATTGCCGAAAATGCTTGTTCATACATAATCGTAGCTGTTTTCAAAATAGTATCAGGTGTTAAATTCTCCATAAGCTCTGCAAATTTAGGATTGACTGCAGTACTTTTTTTTGGACAAGAAATGTGAATTTCTGAAAATCTGGATAGAATTGGTTTTAATAATTTAAATTTATCATCCGTAACAATAAAAAAACGAGTGTTAAAATTAAATTGTTCTATACATCTTCGTAATGCAGACTGGGCATCTACAGTTAACTTTTCTGCATTGAATAAAACAATCGATTTAAATTGTCCGTGAATATTGGTTTTTGCAAAATGTTTTAATTCATCTCGAATAAATTTAATACCTTTTCCAAATGCACAATTAATAAACATGACATATTGTTGAATGTCTTCTTTGTTATAATTATAAATTTTGTGAATGAAATCAATAAGCAACTTTTTTTTACCTGACCCAGCTTCGCCATGAAAAATAATATTTGGAATACGTTTAGATTCAATAAAAAAATCAAGTTTGTCCTGCATAGAATAATAGATTACACGTATTTAAGTATAGATTCTTGGAGCAATATTCATAGTATTTAATTCTTGAAATAACAATTTACAAGCATAGGGTATTTTAACCTGAATAAATTCCGTCCTGTTATCACATGTTTTACACAAATGAATATTTAATTTATCATTATATACAGCAATCAATCCACACATTTTACATACATGTACCTTATATTTATCAGATACATCATATACACGTTCTTTGGTAAATTTACTTGCTCCATGGGATATCATACAATCTCGTTCCATTTCTCCAAATCGCAAACCACCATCACGTGCCCTACCTTCTGCAGGTTGGCGTGTCAGATTAACCATGGGCCCAATAGATCTGCTATGTTCCTTATCTACAACCATGTGTTTCAATCTCTGATAAAATGCTGGACCAATAAATATTCTTGATTCAATTTGTTTACCACTAATACCGTCATACATCATTTCATTTCCGTGCGATTCGTAATTTAATGCCTGTAGTCGTTTGGAAATATCTTCCGATGAAAAGTCTTCTGTAAAGGAAGTTCCATCACCAAACATCCCTAATTCAAGCAATACTTTTCCAAGTAGAGTTTCAATAAGTTGTCCAACTGTCATTCGGGATGGAATTGCATGAGGATTAATAATAATATCTGGTTTCAATCCCGAATCAGTAAATGGCATGTCTACTTCTGGAATAATATTACCAATAGTTCCCTTTTGTCCATGTCTTGAACTAAATTTATCACCTATTTCAGGTTCCCTAAAATGTCGAACACGGCCTTTCCAACATTCATACCCATCTCCATTAATACCTCTATAAATTTTATCCATATAACAATTTTCTTCTCTGTAGAATTTACTCATATCTTTATATTTATAAACTACATTTGGGTCATTCTTTGCTCCTTTGATGGGTGATTTTTTGCCCATGATTATATCCATGGATTCGATTTTTGTATTTTCAGGCATAATACCTTCTGAATTTAATTTTGAATAGTTTGCAAATTTCATTCCTGTTGTATTGGCTGGATCTGGATTACAACGGATCTCATCATCTCCATGCATTTTCTTATCTTCATCCTTTTCAGTATGAAATACAGTAGTCGAGAATAGACCACGATGAATTGATCCTTCATTGAATATAATACTATCTTCTTGGTTGTACCCTGTATTGGTCATGATAGCAACAATAACTGTTGTACCAGATGGCAATTCACTCATTTTTAATATTTTCATAATTCGTGTATCGACTAGTGCACGATGCGGGTATGTAAGTACATAGGCATTTTTATCCATTCGTGTATGATAATTGGTTCCATATACACCAATTGCTTGTTTTGCCATAGCGCATTGATATGTGTTTCTTGGAGCTTGATTATGATCTGGGAATGGACTACATGAAGCAAGTACTCCAAAAATTGTACTTGGATGAAGTTCGCAATGTGTATATTTATATTCTTTCTTCATTTTTTTAATCGTTAATGCAACCATCGATGCATTTTGTTCATCTGGATCAATATATTCAATAATAGATTCCGTCTTAGAATTAACAATCAAATTTTCCCATGAATATTTGGTAGAAGGTACTGGAAGAAGTTTATTATTTTTTACTTTGAATACAGGTCGAACTAGCCTTCCTGCATCATTACAGACTCGCAATTCATTATTAAAATAATCAAATACAACTGATGTATAAATATTAATAATAGATGCATATTTCTTTTCTTTTAAATCTAAATAAATTGGATATGGATTGGATGTAACTCCCACCCAACACCCATTAATAAATACCTTGGTTGTTTTATCCGTAACATCTGTAAGTGGATCCAATTGTGGAAGTATAATATCATATAAAGATGAACTATCTGAAATAATAGTTACATGTGTCATAACACTTAAATTTTTAACAACACCTACAGTAGGACCTTCTGGGGTTTCTACAGGGCATAGGAATCCCCAACTGGAAGGAGCAAGTTTTCGCGGAGGAACCATTTTACCGCTTTTTTCAACTGGTGTATTAATTCTTCGTAAATGACTCAAAATAGATGCATAAGTCATTCGATTCAATACTTGTGCAACACCAACTCGTACATTGATTTTATTAATACCGAAATCACCCGTAGATAGTGCTCGTTTGATTCCATTTTCAATTGTTGTAGATTTGATACTTTTGTATACATTTGTATAATTTAATATTTGTAAATAATTATCAGTTGATTTCCACGAACCATTTTTCATTTCACGAATTACTTGTTTGGTCATATCTTTTACCAATTTATTGAAATAATTTCGGAATAAATTATTCAATAAAGTTCCAGTTAAATCAATTCGTTTGTTTAAATAAGAGTCACGATCATCACATTTAGTTACACCAGTGGTACACAATAGTAATTTTTTCGTCATATATCCCAAAAAGTATACTTGCTGTTCTTTTGTTCTACAGTGTGAGAATAGATCAGATTTTAATACTTCCATAGTGAATTCGCGCTTTTTTATAGTGCCACTGGCTGTATCCATATTTATTGGTGTGTACATTGCGTGATTTGTAATGTACAGAATTGCATTTTCTTGTGTTAAACAATCGTTCGCTTCATATATAGAACCTTTCAGGATGTCCAATAAATTTTTATCTATTGTAATAAGAATTTTTTTACAAATTTCCAAATCAGATAATATACCCAATGCACGAAACACGATGAAAAGTGGGATTGGTTTTTTAATTCGTGGAATATTCACCTGTATAATATAATCACTTTGAGGATTTGTTGTAATCGTCATTGTAATTTGTTTCGGAGAAATTCGTTTATGATCAGGTGAAGTTTTAATTTCGGCCTGATAAATATATTTACTACTATTGTTTACAGGAGGGAAAATATACACTTTATTTTCACGTGCTCGTTCTTGTGCCAATACTGTTTTTTCCGATCCATTGATTATAAAATAACCACCAGGATCATATTTACACTCATCCGTTTCATTATGATTTAGGTGTGAATATTGGCTTAAAATACATGCACTCGATCTTAACATAATAGGTAATTTTCCAATATGAATTTGAGATAAGATAGTGTTATAATATTGTACGTCTTCAAGCTCAGGACCAGTACGTACAATATATTGAATATGTAAATCTACGGTAGTATTTCCGGAATAAGTAAAGTTTCGAACACGCGCTTCCTGTGGAAACATTAATTTAGTTGCACCATTATTTTCAATAATTTGCGGACGATTCAATTGAAAATTTTTAAAATTTATTTTAGCTTCTAGCCCATATTTTTTACTTTCTGCATGAAATGTATGTTCTGACCGAATAGACACAGGATTAAACATCTCAATCGTTTGAGGTATTTGATTTGTAATAAACTCATTGTAAGATTCAATTTGATGTCTGGATAATTGTTCAAGATGGCGGCCTTCAAAGTAGGAACCGATAATAGGCCAGGATGAATCCATTGTACCTTTATCCATTCTACTATAATATTTCAATTTAATCTTTAAATATTTTAAACTGATATTATATGAGAAAATCTATTCGGTATAAAAAATTAAAAAGAAAGTCGAGAAAAAATAAACTCCGTAAAGGAGGCAGTTATTATAAATATAATAATAATCCAATGCGTTTTACATCAAGTACAACCCAAATGGGTGGATGGGGAGGAATAACTACGGATACGAGAAATACATTTTTACCGGATAGTGTCGTAACTTTGGGAAGATCATTTATATATAATTTAACACCAACAACCATAATGGGATCCTATAATTCATCTAATCCAGATCCAGCTATTCAACCTATCATGTTTAAACAAATTTAAATGTTATATCATAGTATGTTTAAAAAGTTATGTTCTCCGGCAAAATTTTATTTTGTAATAGCAACTATATCTTATATTTTATTAATTGTACAAAATATAAATTGTAAGGATCGATTTTATTTAGGAAATTATTCTTGCAAGCAAGATACAGGAATTATATTAGGGTTAAACGCAATATATATTGTTGTGTGGACTTGGGTAATTAATACCATATGCACAATAAATAAAAATGTTAGTTGGCTTATTGTTCTTTTTCCATTTATTTTATTCTTTATTTGTTTAGGAGTTATATTAATGCATGGTCAAAAAAAGGACAAAGAAGGATTAGGCGAAACATCGTCATCAACAATGACTTATATTTAACCACAAAATTATGAATCTTTTTTATATTATATAATAATATGGCAAAGAACATTCTTAAGCAAGAGGACGGGTGTTATTATGTAAATGGCGTTAAATTCAAGAAATTGATTGGTACACGTGCAGAAGTTTGGCATGGCACCGCGTACAAAACTGCAGGTAAATTAACAAAAGGTCAATTGATGAAATCTAAAATTGGAAGAATTGTTTCTAAAAGCAAACACGATTCATCTGTGAAAGAAAAACGTTTACAAAAGTATGGTTATACTGCCAAAAAGGGTCATTTCGGTCCTGTAAAAATAGATGATGTTGCTCCCAAAATGGCAAAAATGGCAAAATCGGAAAAAGTAAGAAAATCGAAAACTGGAACAAGAAAAAAGCGCACAAAGAAGTGTAAATATTAAATAATTTTGATTTTGTGGTAAACACAATATCAAAAAATTGAAAATAAAGAGTTCCTATAAATATAATAAATGGATCCACCACCAACTTATCAACAACTACTTCGTAAATTACATGAAGCTAAAATTGAAAACTTAGAACTCAAACAAAGTTTAGATACATGTAAGCAAACATGTGAATTATATAAAAAGGCTTATCTACATGTAAAACAGCACGAATTAAAACTATCTATCATTGTCAATAAACTACAAAATAATTTATAGCATTCTACACGAAGGAGCATTTTTTTGTATGCCGCTTTTTCGTGCATACGAATTTGCTGTTCGGAACATACTTTTGCCTGCACCAACTCCACCAAGTTGATTCATGCAAAATACAACATTACGACTATCATTTTGTCCATTTGCATGAAGTAACATTGCACGCGATGCCCAGTTTGAAAGACCTATTTTAGGAACTAAACCCTGCTTTTTGATACCACCACCACTGTTTCTATTTGTAACCGCGCTTGATCTAAACTGATTTTTTGGTGCACTAGACATTATAAAATAAGCATATAAAAAAAATTAAATATAATACTTATGAAATTATTCCTAAACTTACAAAACAATAGAATAAATTTATTAAATCTACTGGATTTAAAATTATGGGAATTAATGTATACGTTAAATCGTGATATTATTGAAAAATATAACGCAATAACCCAAACAGATTCAATGTTAGAATATATGTTTCAGTTTAAGGCATTATCTATTTTTCCGCCATTTTATAGTCATATGATTATTTATAAAAATAATAATACATTTACTACCAAAACTGTAGAAACACCAGCTCATTTAAAATGTGTAAATTGTATAAAATTAGAAACTAAATCTGAAACAATTAATATTACAGGAACAGATCATGACGTTTGCGTTGAACTTAATTTAGAATTAAACGAAGAATCTAAAATATTAGAACCAGCTATTAAAAATATATTCAAAAAAATATTTGCTCGTATTAAAACGTATATTGAATCGTTGTAGCTGCTTTGTCTATAGTAGATTAGAGTCCAAGTGTTTTAATTTTTACACATTTTGCAGTACCATTCGCCATTTTTATTGGTATATTGCCTAATCATATCTTTTGTATTTGGATCTAAACCATTGGATGTATCGAGACCAATTTGTAGTATTCCATTTGTAGTGAATAAAAATTGTTTTCCATTGTTTTGTATTTCTTCACGAAATTTTCTGGGGACTGGTTCCAAGAAATGTACAAAATAATATAGTTTTGAATAAGAAACAACTTGATCAATTCTATCTACTGTAATTTTTAAATAAGATGAAAGATTATCCGCTATTATTCCAACAGGAATAATAGTAGTATCGACTCCAAATGTGTATACAAAAAGTGAATTCATTTTTAATATATTTTAGGCGTTTAAATCAGTTCAATTTTTTCAAAAAAAAACCTGTAAAGGCAAAAAGCAAAAAGCAAAAAGCAAGAGAGCAAAGAGGGTTAGATATATTAGATACTTTTATACGAAGAGTGCCCGACGAATACTCATTTCTTCATCCGTAGTTGTGCGGCGATTATTTTTTTTTGATTTAACTGGAGAATTAGTTGCGAGATCGAGGAATTGATCCATGGGTGTGATGTCTGCTGCTTGTGCATGAGATGTCGCTTGTGCAGGAGCAGTAAAATCGTCTTCCATTTCCACGACTGCAATTTTAGGGACGAACGGATTTTCGGTCGTATCAAACCAATTCATCATTTCCCCATTCCATTTTCGGACGACACCGGATTTGAAATCGCGCCAATATAAATCATCATCCGTATCCATGAACTGAGTAATCTCGTCCTTGGTGTTGGGGTCCAGACCATCGGACCGATTTACACCAATCCGAATCGGACCTTGTGAAGTTTGGATAGTTTCTTGACCAGCGCTCAGCATGTCCCACAGAATATCGGGCATCTGTCTGTCAAAATGTACGAAACAGTATCTACCAGTTGATCCTCGGACGTGATCAACGCGAGATACACGGCGACCGGCAAGTCGGCTAATCTGATCCGATAGAGTGCTGATTGAAACGTCGAAGGCCGGGTAGAAGCACACGAAAACTGAAGTGAGAGCCATAATTTGATCCGTAATGATGACAACTATTTATAAAAATCATTTCAATTTTTTGAAAAGGATCCATTGAATTTAAATATATATCAGTAATATGATAGAGATAAATGATATACTATGCTATATACTATATGGT